GTTCCTGCTATAGCACCAAGAGTGCCTAAAAGCTTATGGGCATATTGATTAGCTTGGTTAATATCTCGATTGAAACTTTCTTGAGCATTCTCAGATTGCCTGATTTCTTGCTCAACTTGATTTATTCTTGATTCAACCTCTTGTAATTCACGTTGCGCTGCTTGTAACGAGGCTGTATCAACAGCATTATTAGACGCACTCTGTAAATGTTCAAAACTACTGATAACTGAAGACATCGCCATATTCATTGCACGAAATTGTTGGGACATCATATCATTAATCATGATGGTAGTTCTTATTGTTGCCATTGTTTCACCACCTCCTTAAGCAAAATAAAAAGCACTCATAATGAGCGCTTAGTAGTAACTAGAATCGTATGTTATTTTTGCTATTCCAAAGCTGTTGTTTTCAATTTCCAATACCCAAAAATCTGAAATATTCTCAGATTCAGAACTGTATCTGAGTGCATAATTAGTATCGGCGACCTTTTTAAAACTATTAGGTGGATTGATATTAAACAATGCAAATAATTCTTCGTTATCGTTAAATTTTATACTTTCATCCTCATTGTACATATTAAACCTAGTTACAACATCTTTAATAATCATGAAATCATATTTATTATTTTCATAGATATAAGTTTTACCAGGTATCTTCTCACCAGTTGTTGGTATCAACCACATGTATTCGTCGATAGATTGGGGCTCTCCCATTATGGCAACTAACTCTTCTGTACTAATTTTGCTAAATTGTGTCGCATCAATAATTGGTTGGATTTCAACTTTCTCATTCTTTTTATTAAATACTTGTTTAGAAGTATCTCCGAAAAAGAATCCAAACGCAAAAATTAATATAAATAACCCTATCAAACTTATACATCCAACTTTTAGAAACTTCATAATATCCCTCCTTCACCATAAATATACAGAAAAGGAGGTTATTATTCTATCATCTATTCTTTCGCTTACCCTTGTTCCCTTTTTTCTTCGCTTCTTTTTCTTGTTTTCTATCAGCTTCAATTTTCACTTGAATAGAAGCAATCACAAAGGCTTTTTCAAGTCTTGGTAAAGCAAGATACTCAGACGGTAATTTATGCAGTTTATGTAGCCAATAATGAGCTATATTTGCATCTGAATCACCGTCCTCGATTAGTTTTTTGCTTCTTCTACAAGTTCATCCATCTCAACATTAAAGCCATTCACTTCTTGTGCAATCTGTTTCACCTTTGTAAGTTCACCAGGAAGTAGCATTTTTTGAAGTAAAGCTTCTGCACCCATTACGCCATATGAAGTTTGCAGCTCTGCATTGTTCAAATTGGGAAACTTAACGGTAGAAACAGCATTTTTCAATGTATATAATTCATAGTCAGTTTCAGGCATATACATTCCTTTCTTACCTGGAACCGGCATTCGTTTAGTGCATGCTTTTCGATTAGCTGCATCTTGATCTCCATCAATTGCTCCAAATTTCCATGGAATAGGATTTCCGTTTTCATCTTTAAAACGGTTAGAAATTACATGTTCTTCAATACTTACCTTTTCAACATTTTGTGCAAAAAAAGCTTGTAAGTTACTCATTTTTTTATTCCCCATTCCTTTTATTTTTTGAATTAAAAAGAGCTCACCTAAGTGAGCCTCAATACTATTTCATTACATCAAGAATTGAAAATTCTTCTGGCATATCCCAGTCTTCAAATGTAAAGTCAAAGCTATCTTCAAGGTATTCCGCATCTGCATCCAATAATGCAATAATACCTCCGTCTAAGTTGCAGTCAAATAGCATTGTTGTTTGCTTACCAACAGTTGATGATCTATCGTTATTAGTAGATTGGATATCAAAATAAATATCTTCTCCAGTGTCTTTATATCGCTTTAAAAGTTTGCGGAAAATTGATGTATTGAAATGAAACGTAGCACTCCCCGTTCCTTCCCATCCGGTTGATTTATTACCTTTTCCCGTTTTACCCAAAATAGGCACTTGAGTTTTAGACTTGTCCATTCTTGCTTCTAGATTTATTAGTTGAGCGAAGGAATAGCGAGTACCTTCAATCGTTACAAACGCTTCACCTTGTGCACCGCTAACTGAATCACGAGCATGCATTGTTTCACCAAAGAATTGAATATCCAAAGGTAATAGCATTTTCATTTCATTCATAAATAATACCCTCCTTACGCTACTGTTGTAGTGATATAAAGTTGTGACATCGCAACGGATGGCTCTATAATTTCGCTCACTACAACCGATTTTTTAGAACTGCCTTGTGCTACTGATACATTTTCAGAATTGAAGTTTTGAATTGCTCGGATTGCTTGAAGTTCTTTACGATGCGTTACGATGTCTCCCCATAAGGAAATACGCCCAGCATCATCATTTTGAATCTTACCTAAGTATCGTGTATTGAATAGTGTTGCTGTATCAATAGCAATTTGGTCAAGAACTCGAATAACTTGGTTCATGCTGAAATCTTCATTCTTATCTGTTGTAAAGGATGTGAACGTATTTACATCTTCTAAAACTCGAGTTTCAGTCCCAACCTTGTGGAATACGAATTTACCGCTTTTTAGTAGAGCCGATAACTCACTTTGGGTTTTAGCCCCTGTGAAATCAACCGTATACTCACCATCATATAACTTGTTAGTATTCGATTGATTCACCGCGCATCCAGCTTGAGCTCCAGCAGTCCAGAATACTAATCCATAGTCCGCCTCAGTTGCTTTATTATGAATATCAATAATTCCTTCATGATCAGTAGACCCTAAACCATAACCTACAAGTTGGAATTTAGCCCCTACTTCATCACGTAGGCGATTTGTATAAGCAACATATAAATCTTTGATTGCAGTCTCAGCACTTAAACAAGCGAGTGTATTAAAGCCGAAAGCTTCAAATTCATCAAGTGCAGCTTGGTGAGGTGTTCCTGTTGGTGTCGTACCATTAGAACCACCTGTTAAGTTTGTACCTGTTGTTGCTGCTAGTGTAGCTGCAGACTTAAATGCTACAAAGTCATTTGCAACTAGTTCACTAGCATTTGCTACTGCTAGTTGTTCGTCTACTAAAGTTGTACCTACATATGTTTGAACATCGAATTTAGTTGGGGCATCAACATTTGCAGAAATAACAATTTTAATGTCATTCCCTCTTATCCCCTTAGTCTTAGCTGTAGCAAATGTATTTTGAGCAGCAACCGCGCCTTCATTTAATTTATAGATATAAGCTGTATGTGCATTTTTAAATACATCACGTAAACCTTTTAATTTTTCGTGTGTATAATCATAACCAAAGATTTTAAGAGAATTCTTTTGTAGATCTTCAGCTGTTACTGTGAATACTTCACCATCAACGCCCCAGTCCAATACGATTGGCAGTGCTACAAATCCTCGATCAGATAGGTTTGCATAAGCACGAGCTGCACTGACAAAATTGTGATAAGTACCCGGTAATACTTTGATTTGTGTTAGGAATGTACCTCCGCCTAATGCCATTACTTGTTACCTCCTTTATAAAAATTCTCTAAGATTTTATCTACCTGAGAAAAGGTGTATGTTTCGTCTTCTTTAAGCAATGCATTAAGTGCATCACGACGATCAACATATTTGTTACTCTTTAAAAGCTGATTTTTCGTAAATTGAAAAGGCGCTACTTCCTCAATTACTTCCGTAACTTGGTCAGTAGTCGCCTTTGCTTTTTCTTTAATTGTTTTACTTGCCACTATGTTCACCCTTTCAAGATAGAGTGTTGTTCTAATGATTCCATGAAATCTTTTGCTTCAACTTCTTGTAAGTAGAAATTAAAGTGAATCATGTTATGAGCAATCCCATCCACAATCTCACTCGTTGCCCCTGTACCTAACATTACAGTACCGTTTAACAGTGTTATTTCAGCCAATGCTTGTTGTACCTTTAAAGAATGATTAGAAGCATCCGAGCGACCATTTGAAGGGAAATACTGCACGTTAAAAAGAGTTGACACTCTCCATCGATTACCGATTTGCCGAATGTTTTCTAACGATAAAAACATAATTAAAAAAGCAGGTGCTTGAAAACCCTGCGGAACATCGTCAATATAATTCGAATAGTTATCTCCAAAAGTTTGGTTTAGCTTAATGGAGATAGCTGTGATAATTTCGTTAATCTCCACCTAAAGCATCTCCTAACATTCTTTGAAGTTTCTTTTCTAAGATTTGAACTGACTTTTGCTCAACTTCATCAGCAGAGATTGTCATCATGAAGCGACCATTTACCCAACCTTGTAAATTTCGAGTCCTATGGCCGTATTCTACGTATGAGGCATATTCGACTGGATTGATTACTTCAATTTCATATACACTACCGTTCTTGGTAATATTGTTATCAATGGTCCAACCACGTTTCAATGTACCGCCTACTCTTCCATCATCATATTGACCTGTAGGTGTGTCACGGATTACTTTACTTAAAAGTCTAGCAGCTAATTCCTTAGCTGCTTCTTCACAAAACTTTTCAATATCTGCCTGGCTCAGTTTTTGCATTTTCCTTTGAAGTCTTTGCAACTGTTGGAAGTTCACTCTGCCCCATCGTGCCATTATGCATACCCTTTAAACAATTCAAGTGTAATTTCTTGATGGTTTTTATAAACAGCAGGATTGCCACTTCTGCTATATTCACCAGTTCGTCCATCTTGAGTTACGATGATTTTACTACCTGGTGGGATATCCAATTCTGGAGCAATAAATAATTTTATAGTCTGAGCAATAACTGCTGGTCCCACGGTATTAGTAGCAGATGTTTGTTTCTCATGAGAAAGTCTAACTGCTTTATTTTCAAATCTTGTTACTTCTTTATTTGTAGTTATTTTTGTTATAGGATCTTTAACTGATTCCCAAACCTTAACTGTACAAGAACCGTTGTATAGGCTTTCTACTGCTTTTCTTACTGGATTCATAATTTACCACCTCAATTTACGAAACTTATTCAATTGAGATTCGTAATTGTGAAGTATATCATCAGTGGAAGCTTCGCTTAAGCTTACAGTTCCATTTTCAAAAGTTACTTGTACGTCCCCTTCTTTAATGGACTTAGCCACAAGATTACTATCTTGATTACTTGATTTTTCTTTTGAAGAAATAAGATCTACAACCATCTTAGCTTGAACAAACTTTAACTCTGATGGAATATCCCCTCTGTTGCAGTAATTCATAATAGCTTGTGCAACTTCCTCAATGCGAAAATAAATTTGTTCATCAGTTAAAGTAGTGTTAGGTAATTCAATTTTCACAATATCAAGTACCGTCATTTAATCACCTATTTCTATTACTTTAGCTTTTACAAACTCATCCAATTGCTTTTCAGTAACCTCAAGTTCTTCTCCGGCTTTAAACAGACTTGTTCCAACTTTTACATTTTCAATGAATTTAATTGTAATCGATTGTTGGTCAACAGTTTCAGAATCCTTTTCATTAATCGAGCTATAGTCTGTAAGTGCTCCTAATGCTTCTATAAGTGTTTTTCTGCCCTTACCTTGATTCTCTATCGCCAATGCTTCTTCTGCAGAAATATCGCCATTCTGAACAGCCAAAAGTACTTCATCAACTGTTAAACTCTTAAAATCTTGTTCAGGCATAATCTGAACCCCCTATAAACAAATTAAAAGAGGCTATAAGCCCCTCTAGTATTAACCGTTTACTTTTGCAATAAAGATATTGTCAATTGTTTCGAATGAAGGTAATACGATTTCAGAAACAATAGTTTGAACGTTTACTGGATGAGGCTCTTTTACAGTTGTGATAGCAACACCAGTATTAACAATTTGCACTTCTGCATCTGTACCAGTCATTAAATCCGCTTCTTCAGGAGTCGTACCGTAATAAGTGTTCCCAAGTGCACCGTCTGGGATTAATGTGAACACGTCATCTGGGAAGAAACTGTTTAATGAGTTATCTTCCGCGCGATATTTCTTGTTGTAAACTGCAACAGATAAGCCTACTTTGTTTTGTAGATACTGTTTTAACATTGCATCTGTTAAGATGATGTTTTGACCACCTAATGGATTCATATCTAATCGGATAGATTTGTGCGCAAGTAGGTATCCAAATGTTTTACGCGTCATAATTGCTTTAGTAGGACGCACACCAGTATTTTCTTCTACAGTATCCATCCAACGAATAATATCTTGAATTGGTGTAGATTCTACTTGGCTCCAACGTGCTGTTGTAAGCAATGTTTCTTTATGATCGTTTTTCATTTTGTAATCATAATCAAGCACTTGACGATTTGCAGTAATACCAATTTTACCTGTAGATAATAATTGCATAATCATTCGCTCAGGTTGAACAGCAGCACCGTCTACCAATGTTTTCACATCATCGTAAATATTATTTACAATTGGTAGATAAGCAGCTTCTAAGTTTGAAGCAAGTAATCGATTAATCTCTTGACGATCTTTTTCACCCACGCGCATAGCTTCACGGAAGAAAGGCATTTCTGTTTCAACTTTAGAAACTCCAATGCGATCACGTAATGTTGCTTTTGTATCAAATGCAGATGGAGTTAAGGCAACTGGAAGACCATTTGCACCTTTAATCCAGCTTAGGTCTAAACCTAATTGTTTTTTTGCCGGGAAAAGTGTTGCACCTAAGTACGGGACACTATTTGATGGATTATTTTCATAATAAGTCGCAATGTTCTTTGCATTTACTAAGTCAAAAATTGTAGTCATGTATTATCATCCTTTCATATACGGTTTATTATTTTAAGAACGTGATTTGTTTTAAAGCTGCCTTCTCTTCAGTAGTTGGTGCTGTTGGAAGCTTATCGATAGCAACAAAACCATGAATTAATGCTGCTCCCGGTGCGGGACCGTCCGTAACATCTACATCGTAGAAAAGAACACCCTCAGCATTAGATACACCCTCAGTAGTTGTCGCTTTTACAGCAGCAGTTGCAGTGTTTGTTAAGAACCCACCACCAATAATTGTTCCAGCAGGTACAATTTTCTTGCCATCAGCGTTTGCAGTTACACCTGTATTGCTTACTGTGATTGCAAGATTTACATAGTGGTCTGGAAATTTCAAAATACCTTTTGTATTTCCGTAAGTAGTTGTTTTAAATTTACTCATTTGTTATTGCTCCTCTCTGCTATTCGAAATATGAATCTCGTGCTTTTTCTAAGCCCTCTGAACTTTTAGCTAAATCAGCAACTTTCTTTCCAAAGTTATCTGTCTCACCTTTGCTGCCTCCAACAGGATCACCACCAGGTTTAGCACCTCTAATGCCTGCAGGTTTAGTTTCGGGAACAAATAAAAAAGACTTTGATTCTTGCAAGCTTTTCACTTGCTCATCAAGTCCACCTTTGATTGTGCCATCTTCATTTAATTCAATTTTCGTTTTGTCTACTAATCCAGAAACTAAATCCGCATCATGTACTTTACCTGCCAGTGCTAACTTAAGCGCACTTGCCATTTGTACATCTTTTAATTGCTGTTCAAACGCTACTTTGGAATCATCGTTAGCCTTTTGAAGCTCTGTAATTTTTGCTTGAAGACCCTCAGCATCAACCTTCTTTAATTCTTCCAATTGTGTGTCACGATCGGTTAATTGTGTTTTTAGGTCCTTCACTTCATTTATTTTTTCATCCAAGCGAGTTTTAGGAATCATCGTACCAAAACCTGCGACAACTTTATCTGCTTGCTCCTCTGTTAATCCTAGAGCTATTAATTGTTCTTTATTCATTGTTTCCTCCTACGTTTTTTACGTGTTCGACACGGTAGAGTTAGACCGTTTTATTCTTTAACGCCTACAAGTATGTCGGTAAAAAGGCGAAAATTAAAAGCCACTCGAAAAATAGAGTGACTTTTTAGTTTATTTTTCAATAATATTTCTACTAGCTATACACTTAACATTTTCTCTTGGAGCCGTAAGCAATAAACTTCCATCTTCTCCATATATGAAATAAGAATCATCTCTTATTTCAATAAGGTTTACTGACTTCACATCAAATGGTTTAAGATCTTTTAAATGAACAATGTAATCCATATTTATATGCACCTCCCAAATAATAAATAT